TCCAGCTTAACAATTGCTTGCTGATCTGCGTCAGGTGAATCATCGTGTTCGGTCATACCAGGCTCAACCGCTAGCAATTGATTTTTACCTACATGATAGTCGGGGCTAGCCTTTAACAGCTCGTTTACCCATATACGGCCGTTCTGATAGTACGGGTGCATAGATAGCATGCGGAACAGTTTATTTTGCCCGCCATTCTTGATGCTCATCAAGTTAAGCGATACGCCATATTCCGATTCAGTTTCGCTGATTACCCGCTGAACCTCATCATTCCAAAATTGGCTTTCGTATTGCCAAAAAATGACAAGTCCCATCTGCTGAAACTCAATCTGCTTCACGCACATCCATTCAACGGCCAGCTTCATTTTACTTTGCTTCACGAAACAATCAATCAGCCAAAAGTCTTTTTTGTGCCGTCCCCAAATCTTAACCGCATTATAGTCGCTTGTGCTATTACCTGCGTAGGCGATATCCCAATGAGAGACAATTGCATTCATTAAGTTAAGCTCGGGAAGAGGACCGTAACTAATCATTTCTTCCTTAAAAATCTTGCCGACAGCCATTGGCACATGGTTGTACTCGCTGTGCGCATAGGGTACGGTCAAGTCTTTTTCTTGCTGTCTCCAATACTGTGAGCTGTACATAGCCGGCCAAGCAGACTTATAAGTAACCGGATCATATCCTGGTATCAAGTGCCACGTCCAATCAGGGTTTTGCTCGCGCAGAATGGTCTGTACCATTCGTGGCGCAAAGCGGTTGTTGGCACCAATAAACCGCCTACGTGCGCCTACCATGGTTGGTAACACTTCGGCTTTGATCCAATCAACATACTTATCCTGCATCTTTGAGTTCTGAATGGTTGAGCGGCTTTCAAGGTCATCGATAGCCCAATAGTCAGGCCGTTGCGCAGCCTTGCGAAGTCCACGAATGTTTTGCCGCATACCGAAACCTCTACCGATAAATCCATTCTGTGTAACAAAGTGCCCTTTCTCCCATTGGCCAACACTTTTTTGCACACCAAAATCGTGTATAAGCATTTCGTTACCCTCAAACTCAGCACGTAAATCTTCGAGTAGGTCCGAAGCTCTATCTTGCGTGTTGCTTGCTATACAGAAGTAATATATCTCTTTGTTGATCCACAGCCACAAGGGTATAATAATATCTACCCAAACCGACTTAGCGGCACCACGAAACCATTCGGCATAACCCTTAAACAAAGGATCATTCTTCACCATATAGCCAAATTCTAGCTGAAAAGGTGCACATTCGGCCGAGGCGTAATGTGACATATAAGTTTCAACGAAAAACAGTAAATCACCTTTAGCTTTTTGAATGCGGTTCATCTTATCGGTCAAAGACTCATCCGGGTTTATTTTTGAACCCGTTGACCGTGCCCGCGCCAGCTTGGCTAGATATTCCTCTTTGGCTTTTTTATCTTCCAGTCTCATGGCTATCCTAGTATTCGTGATTGCTCGTTCAACAATTGTTCCTGAAAATCAATGGTCTGATTATAAATGTCAGGATTCCATTTGCGCAGGTAATCGAAAATACTATCCATCACCTCTAAGTAGATAGATAGTGTTATGCGGTTGTTACCTTTGTAACTTTCGTTTAAGGCCTTGTTCCACTTGCTAGTTTCATCGGCTATGTTAACCGATTGTTTTCGCAGGTCAAGTATCTGGTTGCGCATAGCTATTACATCGGCCTCTTTACCCTTGCCGTTTAGGTTTGCAATCTTCGTTTCAATCTCTTCTACTTGCCGCATGATAGCAAGCCTACGTTCAGCTAACTCAGATATAATGGCACGAATGTTATCACCTTGTTTGGTGGTTGATTGCATGCGTGCCTCGCGCTCTTTTTTCCATGCCTGCTCATTCTCATTCACCCATATAGACAGGGTTTTTTTGGATATAGCAAGACGGATGCTTATCTCACTAGCCGTTAGGCCGTCGATGACAAACAACTTCTTCGCTTCAACTTTTAACTTCTTATACTTACCGGTATTATCAGCCATAATTATAATCTCTTTGCACAAAGATTACACTTATATATAGGCACATGAAAAAAGCGATTTTTCATTGTCTAAATAGCATCATTAAACTACCGTTAAATGCCGTTTAACGCTCAAATAACGACAATAAAAAACAGGTCAATTTGTGCGGTTATCTTTTTATATGATTTTTGTCGTGGAAGTTTACGAACGAAATGCAATAAAGTATGTAAAGTATGATTAGTTGTGTGCTAAGTGCCGGTAAGGCAAGGATTGAAATTGTTGGCAGTATTGCTGGTTGGAGAGAATCTGCGCAGGCATTTAAAAAGTCTGTGCAGGATCTTATTGCCGACGGCATTACAGATGCTCATGTATATATAAACAGTGGTGGCGGTGAATGTTTTGAGGCTAACGAAATCGTTAACGAAATCAAGAAGTTCAGCGGCAACATCACCGGTGAGGGTGGCGCATTGGTTGGTAGCGCCGCCACTTACATCGCCATCAACTGCGCCTCTTTTGCAATGGCTGAAAACGGTCAGTTTATGGTGCACAAACCATCTTTAGCGGCTTACGGTCGTGAAGATGATATTGAGAGTGCATTGTCGTTGCTAAAGAATATGACTACCACTTATCGTGATGCTTATATTGCTAAAACAGGTCTGTCACCCGAAGATTTCGACAAGAATTGGAATGCCGGCGACTGGTGGATGACAGCTCAACAAGCTAAAGATAACGGCTTTGTTGACAGTATCGTAGGCAAAACAAAAATAACAAAGGCAACTGCTCAGATGCTAACAGCCTGCGGCTATAGCGGACGGCTAGATATTGATGACATTGATAATCAAAACCCCAAGAACATGGATTTTTTAAAACTTATGGCGATGACTCTCAGCATGAATGCAGAGTCAACGGCAGACCAGGTAACCGAAAGGTTAAAGGAACTGCTTGCAAAAGAAAAAATAGCCGATACGTTGCAGGCAGCCGATAAGGCACGCCAAACTAAGGCTGTTAGTGACTTACTAGACGCGGCTATTCTTGATAAGAGAATTACCGCCGATTTGAGAGATGGTTGGAAAATTCAACTCGAAGCCAATTTTGAAACAGCGTCAAAATTGCTCAACGCAATGAAGCCTGTTACCATCCCTAGCTCTGCGCCCATCGCCACCGGCGATTTGAAAGGCGAAAAGTTTGAAGACTTAGCCCCTGAAGTGCTTGCTCAGATGCAAGATAATGAACCTGATAAGTTCAACAAGCTGTTCGATGATTACAAAACACGTAATAACCTCAAGTAATTATGAGTACTACTACTAGCGGTTCTTGGCTGAACCAATACGTTGCCCCTCAGCTTCTTGCTGAGTTCCGCAACTACAAAGATGATTTCATGGGTGTGCTTGGCGCAGCTCCTCAGGCTGCCTTGACGGCCGACGGTATTCGCTTTAACAAGCTGGTCAACAACGTTGACTTTGTTGTAGGTAATACAAGTGGCTTCACAGCTACGGCTATGACCGGCACAAAAACCCTTGTGGAATGGGAAAAATACGATACCACACCTACTAAGGTAGATGATAAGGAAATTCGTTACCTCGCATACGACAAACGTAACATTGTGCGTGTGAAACATTCGGAATCATTCCGTATTGGCATTCGTAACCACGTGTTGAATAAATTGGCACCGTCTGCTAACGCTGCGGGTATGCCTGTTATCCGTACAACCGGTACGGCTGATGCTTCAGGCCGTAAGCGCCTGACGTTTGCCGACTTGGCAAATTACGCAGAAACGTTGAAACTGCTCAATCTGCCTATGACAGATATGATGTACATGGTTTTGTGTCCGGCTCATGTAACTGACCTTATCCTTGATCAGGATTCAGCCAAACTGTTTATGGACCGTTCGTCTTGGGTTGACCCGGTAACCGGTAAGGTGAAATCTATCTTGGGTTTCAAATTCTTCGAGAATAACGACTGCCCGATTTACGACTCAACCGGAACGAAAAAGGCTGTCGGTGCAGTAGCTGCAACGGGCGATCAGCAAGCATCTGTATTTTTCTACGGTCCTAATACAATCTACCACCTTGACCAGGTGAAGATATTGTATAAGCCTGAAACGATTGATACAGTCAACGCTGATCCTACCTCGGAATTCCGTACACAGACTTACGGCCTAGTCGACCGTATTGTCGACTACGGATTTGGCGCAATCATTAGTGCTAACGCTTAATAATTAAGAGATGGCAAAAGTAGATATGAAGAAAGTAGCTGATGGGGTATTCGAGAAATACCCCAATCAGAATGAGGTTTTTGTTACAAGTGACGGACAGGCATTTTTCAAGGAAATGTTTGGTAAGAATCACGCCACGCAGCAAAAGCTTGAGATAAAGAAGTTTGAGCGTAAAGTTCAAGAACCTAAAGACGAAAAGTAATGTTCGAGGGAGCTAAAATAAATAAAGTACAAGGCGGCTTGGTGAGAGCTGCGAATGTGTCCGACAGAGTGTTGCTGCTTGTATGCGGTGCCACGGCTGTAGATGACATGCCGCATTACTCGCCTGTCGAGCTGAATAGCTTAAGCGATCTAGAGTCGCTGGGCATTACAGCGGCAACCGACTTGGCAGCCGGTGAGCTTACTCATTACCATGTGAGTGAGGTGTTCAGGGTGTCACCTGAACGCACCGTGCACTTGATGCTTGTTCCTAAGGCGTCTACCGTAACTGTATTGGTTGCGGATGCTCAATTCCTGACTGCACTAAAAACCATCGACGGTGTAAACACTATCGGTATGGCCGGCTTAGCTGCCGGTGTAGATGCATCCACGGAAATTAAAGCGGCACAGGCGTTTGTTGAGTCTCTTCGCGCTGAACACATCTACATTGATGTGGTGATGCTGGAGGGTATGGGCGGTTACCTGACTACACCGTTAACCGGTTTGGTTGATTTACGTGCTAACGATAGCGAAAATGTCGCTATGTGCTTTATGCAAGATCCTGCACAAGCTGTTAAGCTGGCGGGTTATGCTTCGCATGCGGCCGTTGGTACGGCCATTGGTGCGTTATCCGTGCGCTATGTACACGAGAATATCGGCTCAGTCAGCATTGAAGACTACCCGCGCGACTACAAAGGTCAGGAGACCTATCCGTTAACGGATAGCGTGGCAGGAGTTTGGC